GTTTAACAAAATGTTGCCCAAAGGAGCGTCACCATATACACTAGAAAAAATCATACCAAGAGCGCACGATTACTTGTACCCACCATTGGATGAAAAAACCAAAAAAGAACGGGTTTCTCAGTCTTTGTTGGCATTTGCAATGATGAGTCCAAATGCGCCGACACAGTTTTTCAAAGGTAAATAATGGCACAAATCATTGCTGGCTTGGGCGCACAACTAGGACTTGACACCACGGAGTTCAAGAAAGGCATTGGCGAAGCCAAAAAATCTCTTACTGAATTGTCAGAATATTTGCCAGAAGCATTGTCGGCTGCGGCATTTATCGAAGCAACCAAAGCGGCAATGGAGTATGCCAATCAGGTTGTTGAAACTGCAAAAGCCAATGATATTTCAACGGCATCAGTTCTTGAATTGACAAAAGCCTTAAATGAAAACGGTGGAAGTGCGGAAGATGCCAGCAAACTTTACTCAGGGTTTTCAGTAAAAATTGAAGCTGCTGCACAAGGCAATGCCAAAGCGCAAGAATCATTTGCACGGCTTGGCGTGACTTTGAAAGATTTGCAAACAATGTCAGAGCAAGATTTGTTTGACAAAACGGTCAAAGGTCTTGCCAACATGAAAGATTCAGCCGAGCGTAATGGTTTGGCATTTCAAACGCTTGGCAAAGCAATTAGAGGCGTTGATTTAATTGGGCTTGCTAATACATTAAAAGAATCTAAAGGGTCAATGGATAAATACGCAAACGCAATTGAACAAGCCCATGCGTTGAGCGAAAAATTAAATGAAACAACTCGCACCATGAAAATGGAATTTGCCGATGCGTTTTTGCCAACCATGAATGCTTTGTACGACAGTTTTGTAAAAACTGGCAATGCAATTGAAAAAATGTTTGATTATTTGAAAAAGGGAACTGAAATTGTTGGTGTTTTCATTGCAGCCATTGTTACTGCGGTTGAACACATCATCACAATTGTTGAATCAACTGCAAAAATGTTTTGGCATTTGACAACAGGTTTTGACAGTCTCAGCGACAAATGGGAGCAGGTAAAAAAGGATTTTTCTGATGGTGTTGCCGATTGGAAAGATGACGCTGCAAGTTATGCTGAATCTGTGCAAAAAATTATCAAAGCAAACGAAGATGTAACTGCACCTAAAAAAAATCAAGACATAAACAGACCTATCATTGACGCATTGCAAAAACAAAAAACTAAAGCGGAAGAAATTTCAAAAGTTTACGAAGCGCAAGCACAAGCAAATTATTTGACATTGACCGCACAACTTGCGGTAACAAACGCAACAAAAAATCAAAAAGAATTAGAAGATGCTTTGTTAAAAGTTGTGTTGGAAAAAAATAAAGTTGACGAGGAAATTCGCAAACAAGAAGATGAAGCAAGAGCCAGCGGCAAAAAAAATGCTCAAGAAATTATTGATGAGTTAGAAAAGCAACGGGTAAAAGTTGAACAAGTTTACGATGACATGATTGTCAAAACAAAAGACGCTGTGATTGCTAATCAACAACTGCGTGAGAGTTTTGGGTTTGGTTGGAATGAAGCATTTAACCAATACAAAGAAAACGCAATGACTGCCGCAGATTTTGGGCGACAAGCATTCACGACAATGACAGGAGCAATGACCAACGCATTGAATACGTTTGTAACAACTGGCAAGCTGAATTTCAAAAGCCTTATTACCAGCATGATTCAAGATATGCTGAAGGCGCAATTGCAAATGCAAGCTAGCAGTTTGTTTTCCAAAGCGGGTAGCGCACTTGGCATTGGCAGTTTGTTTGGCGGTGGTGGCGGTGGTAGCGGCTCAGTGGCTAACCTTGGCACAGCTACTGGCAGTGACATGATGCAAGCGTTTGCAGATGGTGGAGACCCTCCAGTTGGTCAAGCATCGTTGGTTGGCGAAGCAGGTCCCGAATTGTTTATTCCAAAAAGCGCAGGAACAATTATTCCAAACAACGCACTTGGAAATCTTGGTGGTGGTGGACAATCTGTTACATACAATGGTCCATACATTGCATCTATGCAAGCAATTGACACACAATCAGCAACGACATTCTTAGCAAGAAACAAAACAGCGGTTTGGGCGGCTAATCAATCGGCGCAAAGATCGTTGCCACAAAGTAGGTAAGACATGGCAAATTTAAACACAATCCTTGCTATTGCGGAAACGGTACACATCACTGACCAACGATTTGTTGGACAAGTGATTTCACGCAATCAANGNATTTCAACATCNGAATTGNTNACCNTTGTNCCNTTTNNNTTTGAGTTCAAACCNAACAATTATTTGTTGTACAGCCAAAATCGTGGNTTGCTTGCAAATTTGCGTTACTACGACAAATCATTAACTCAATATTTAAATTTTGGAACAACGGGCTGGACAAATTACATCAATTACATGGGAGACATGACACCTTTGCAACTTGCAGCGTGTCAATGGCAAACTAGCAGTACTGCGAAAAACATGGTACTAGGAAATCTGCCATCAATTGCAGCAAACGCATACATTGTTCGTGCTGGTGATTTTTGTCAAGTTGGTTTATACACTTACATTGCAACGCAAGATGTACAACGTGGGTCTAGTTCAACAGTAACAATTCCTGTACATCGAAATTTAATTAATGGACCTCTTGCGTCTGCAACCAATGCTGTCATTGGACAATACGGAACAACGGTTTCTATGGGCGGGAACACTTACACAGGCGTGACATTTCCTGTTATTTTGCAACAATACCCTAGTTACACACTTGTGCCGATGACCAATGACAGTTTTATATCTTGGGCATCAACATTTAAAGCATTTGAGGCGGTGACATGATAGACATTCCACCATTAGATAGCACAAATAATATTCGTTATGCGGATTTTATTCGTGTTATTACTAATACTGGCACTTATAGATTTGCAACCACAGCAACCGCATTGACAATTCCTGCTGTAGATTCTTTACCTTTTGATGGTCTTGGTTCATTAGTTGGAATTGGTGACATTCAACGAGATATTAAAAGTACAGCAAATCAAACATCAATTACTTTGGTTGGCATTGATACAGCTTTGCTTTCTTGGGTTTTATCTCAAGATGTTAAAGGTTCACAAATTACAATGTGGAAAGGTTTTTTTGATACATCAGGAAATTTGATTACTACTGGTGGCACAGGCGGTTTATACCAATACTTTTACGGTTTTGTAAGTATGTTTCAAATCAGCGAACAATGGATGGAGGAAGTTCGTTCTTATGTTGGCACGATTTCTGTTCAAGCGTCAAACATTCAAATGATTTTGCAAAACAGAAATGCGGGAAGATTTACAAACGATTCAAGTTGGCAATTTTTTTATTCCAACGACACATCAATGAATCGCGTTGGTGTTGTTTCAACTTTGTATTTTCCATTTGGAAAACAATAATGATAAGAATTGCCAACAAATTTGATTCTGAAAAGATTAAGGAATTTTTGTTGGAATTCCAAAATCAAACACAACATAAATTGTCTTTAGACAAATCCAAATGGTCAATGGAATTTGTTGACCAACAATTAACAAGAATTTTTGCTGGTGTTGGTTTTGTTTTGATTGCTGATGATGGATTGCTTTGCGCTGTTCGCTCACCTTGTTTTTGGATTCCTCATGTCTGGATTTTGCAAGAAACAATGTGGTTTGCAAAAAGCAAAAAAACAAACGTAAAATTGATAAAAAAATACATTGAAATTGGCAATGAAATGAAACGCAATTGTGAAATACAAGAGTTTTATTTTTCCAATTTTTCAAACGCTGATTTTTCAAAATATGGCGTTACAAAAATTTGCAATGATTGGGTAGCATAATGTCAGCAGTAATTGTTCCGTACTTAGTCGAAGCTGGAATGTCAACTCTTGCGGCAGAAGTCGCATCGTTTGCTTTGACAATGGTTGCATCATCAATTGTTTCTAAGTTAACAGCACCAACGCCACCACAACAATCATCACAATTACAAACTAACACAAACCTTCAAGTTGCACCAGCAACAAATAATAAATTGCCCGTGATTTATGGTGATTGTTATATTGGTGGAACAATTACAGATGTAAGCATTACAGCAAATAATCAACAACTTTTTTATGTGCTGTCTTTGTGTGAAGTCACAGGCGCATCAGGTACGCCAGATAACATTCAATTTGGCAATGTTTTTTTTGGTGGAAAACTTTGCATTTTTGACACATTAAATCCATACATTGTTACTGGATTAAAAGATGTTTCAACAGGTGTTGTTGATACTTCTGTTAATGGTTATTTGAACATTTACTTTTACAACAATGGTTCAAATGCTCCCGTTAATTCAACAAGAAATGCCATTGATGTTATGCAATCTAGTGGATTGACATACACATGGGATGCAAACAAAAAAATGAGCAACGCAGTTTTTGCAATTGTTGCTTTGACATACAACGCAAATGCTGGATTAACTTCAATTCAAGAAACACAATTTGAAATTCAAAATCCTCGCAATAGTGCTGGCGATGTGTTTTTTGATTATTTGACCAATACAACTTATGGCGCAGCAATTCCTTCTGCACAAGTTGATTCTGCAAGCATTGCGGCACTTAACACATATTGCAATCAATCTGTTACTTACACAAGTTACAGCGGTGGAACATCAACTCAGCCCAGATTTAAATTTAATGGTGTTATTGATACAACCAATACAGTTTTGCAAAATTTGCAAGACATGGCAAATTGTTGTGATTGTTTGTTGAAATACAATGAAATTTTTGGTATTTGGTCAATTATTGTTCAAACGCCAACGTATAGCATTGTTATGGACATTAACGATTCCAACATGGTTTCGTCTTTGTCTATTACGTCAATGGACATTTCAAACACTTACAACATTGCGGAATGTCAATTTCCAGATTTAACGCTTAACAGCGCATTTAATACTAGCGTGGTTGATTTGTCTGTAGTTGATCCTGCTTTGTTATATCCCAATGAGCCTGTAAACAAACAAACGATCAAATTGCCTTTGGTCAACAATAACGTGCAAGCGCAAATGTTGGCTAATCGTTTTCTTAAAGAAGCCCGTTTAGATTTACAAGTTGCTTGTTCTGTTAATTACATTGGCTTGGAATTAGAAGCTGGTGATGTTGTAACAATTACAAATTCAATTTATGGATGGGTTGCCAAGCCTTTTAGAATTATTAAAGTTGTTCAAAAATTTGCTTCCGATGGTGCAATAACAGTTGATCTAACTTTACAAAATTTTGATGGGTCTGTGTTTAACGATGCTTCAATAACGCAATTTACACCTTCTGCAAATACGGGATTGCCAAATCCAAACATTTTTGGAACAATTCCTGCGCCTACTTTCTCAAATGTTCAATCAATTGCACCCGTTCCTTCATTTAATGTAAACGTTACATCCAGTAGCGGTGGCATTATTCAATATGCGGAAGTTTGGTATTCTGCGTTTGCAAGTCCAAGCATAACTCAAATGATTTTTGCTGGCACAACGGCTGTTCAACCAAACGGCAATCCATACAACAACAATATTGCTTTGCCATCAGTGTTGTTAAACAATGTGCCAATTGGAAATTGGTATTTTTTCACTCGAATGGTAAACAGCGTTGCTAAATCGTTGTTTAGTCCTGCAAGTTCTATTTTTGTTTGGCGACCATACACATTTCAATTTGCAAGCCGTTATTTAAGCATTGCTTATGCAAGCGATGCTTCTGGTACTGGTTTTAGTTCAAATCCTCGAGGATTGGGTTATTTTGGGATTGTCAACAGTAATGTTTCATCTTTTGATGTTACGCCAAGCGATTACACATGGTATCAAGCAACGCCATCTTTTGGCACAACAAATTTTCTGTTGTTTGTTAATAGAGGAAACAACCTTATAAGTTTTGCAACAGGCAATGCCGCTTTGTCTGCTGGTACGGCTCAATTTGTTCCAACAGATACCACAATTTATGACCCATCTATCTGGCAAGGTTTGCCTGATGGTACAAACATTATTGATTTAAACCAACGTTCTGGGCAAATTATCCAAACTGGAACAACAACCGTTGGAACTGGCGAAATTGCAATTACAAACAATCCACAAGGTCAAGTGGTTGCATCATTGGCGCAATTGTTAACGTTTCCGGGCGGTGCTTACACAAAGACATCTTCAGTTGCTCAATTGACAATTGATATTTATGGGCGGGTTGTTGGGTTTTCTGCTCCTGATACGTTCTATTACACAATGACAGCTTTTACAGCATCAAGCGGTCAAACCGTGTTTAGCGTCACTCGTGGTTCTGAATACCTTACTGGCAATTGTTGGGTTTTTAGAAACGGATTGCTTTTAGATACTACTGAATATACAGATGCAACAAGCACGGTTACTCTTGGAACTGGCGCACACGCAAGCGATATTATTACAATCATTTCGTTTGCTTCAGTTAATTCATCAAGCGTTACTTACAATTCTTTTACTAGAAACACAGTTTCTCTTTCCAATCAAGCATCTTATACAGCATCAGGTTTTACTTTATACAGCGGCAATGAATTGTTGTTTTTAAATGGAACAGTTGTAAATGCTCAAGATTACAACATTTCTGGTCAAGTCATTACATTTGTAACTGCTGTAAGCGGCGATTTGCAAGTTATCCAATGGACAAACAACAATCTTGGAGTTCCAAATGGTACGCCTGTGAACGTGGATGTTTACACAATTGTGGGGCAATCAACTTATTCGTTTACCTTTGACCCAAATGCGTTTAATTTGTGGAACAATGGCGCATTGCTTTTGGAAACGGTTGATTATTCTGTGACAACAGGCACTTACACTTTGGCTCATGCGCCATTGACAAACTCAAACATTTTGGTGCAACAAACATTTAACAGAACAGGTGCAGTATGACGCAAGCATTAAATTTGGCTTTACTCGCTAACAATGTAAATTCATCAGGGCAACTGGCAAATGCTGGATTACAAAATTCTTCTGTGACAGTTACTGCTGGAACTGGTTTATCTGGCGGTGGTTCAGTTGCATTGGGTGGCACAATTTCTTTGGCAAATGCTGGAGTTACATCTTTAGCTGCTGGTTCTGGAATTAGTTTAAGTGGTTCAACAGGCGCAATAACGATTTCTGTTAGTGCGGCTGGTACGGTCACATCGGTTGCAACTGGAAACGGTTTAACAGGTGGTCCTATCACAGGATCGGGGACAATTTCAATAGCAGCACCTACAGCTTTAAGCGTTGGCAGTTATTGCATATTAAGTTTTAACACGGTAAACCCTAGTCAATATTGCAATACTGGCGACATTGTTGGCACGCACACAAGCAGCCCTGTATTAGCTACGTCTGATGGAGCATATACTGGTGCGTCTTTGACGGGTTCATGGCGTTGGCTTGGTCCTAATATTCCCAATGGAACTTCAAGCGTTATTGGATTAGCTGTGAGAGTTTCATAACACAAAACATGATAAATCGCTCATAATATGAGCATGATTCGTAAGCAAGCGAGGTTGCTACTTACGGCACAACCTGAGAACAGGGAATCAAAATGGCAATTTTTAATCAAAACACGCTGACACAAGTTAGCGGTTTCAACAATCCAATCATTGCTGGCGAATTAGTTTGGCAGCAACAAACGTATTGGAATCTGGCAATCAAAGCGTCTGATGGTACAACGCCCATTGATTTGACAGGCGCAACAATCACAGCGCAAATCATTCGGCGTGAGGTGTCAAACATCACCGACACGCGCAATGGTTTGTCTTTTGACATTGCCAACTACACGCCTACACCGTCACCAGTTACGTTGACCACAACAAATTTGTCTGCGTCAACGGGGCAATTTACATTGGTGATTGATGATTCTGCTTGGTCGTTGATTGCAACTGACCCTGAGTTGGACATTAACGCGCAAGATTGCGTGGGGTTTTCTGGTCGAATCAAAATCAGTTTTGCTGCCAGCGGTTCAAACCCTGCTAATGATTACATCATTTTCTTGTTGTTTTTGGTTCGCTCTGACGGCATCGTGGTGAACTAACATGGCAGACATTACTGTACAAGTTGTTGACCAAAACAACGTGGAAATCACGGTTGTGCCACCAGCACGACAAACAATTAACCTCACAACGCCACCAAACAACAACATCAACATTGATCGTGGTTTGATTGGTCAAAGCGGTTTTAGTGGCTATTCTGGATTTAGCGGTTACAGCGGAGCAGGTGTGTCTGGAACATCAGGCAAAAGCGGTTACAGCGGCTATTCGGGCTTTAGCGGTTATTCTGGTTCAGGTTTAAGCGGTTTTTCTGGCGCATCTGGGTTTAGCGGATACAGCGGATTTTCTGGAATTAGCGGATTTTCTGGGTCAGGCGTTTCAGGCTATTCAGGTTATTCAGGCATAAGCGGATACAGCGGTTTTTCTGGCATTTCTGGATACAGCGGCAGCGGTGTTTCTGGATATTCTGGATTTAGTGGATACAGCGGTCAACAAGGCACATCCATCAACATCAAAGGCACAGTAGCAACACCTGCTAATTTGCCAGCTACGGGTAACAATCCTAATGATGCCTACATTGTTTCTTCAAATGGCGATTTATATGTTTGGGAAAGTTCAGCATGGGCAAACGTTGGGCAAATTGTCGGTCCTGCTGGTCAAAGCGGTATTTCTGGGTTTAGTGGTTATTCTGGGATTAGCGGCTATTCTGGTGCTTCTGGCATTTCAGGCTTTAGCGGCATTAGCGGCTTTAGCGGGTCGGGGGTTTCTGGATTTAGTGGTTATTCTGGGTTCTCTGGTATTAGCGGTTATAGCGGCTCTGGCGTTTCTGGTTGGTCAGGCTATTCGGGTTATTCTGGAATTTCTGGTTATTCGGGGTCTGGCGTAAGCGGCTATTCTGGATACAGCGGATACAGCGGAAGCGGCGTTTCTGGGTATAGCGGCTATTCTGGAATTTCTGGTTATTCGGGTTCTGGTTTATCTGGATACAGCGGATTGTCAGGTTGGTCTGGCATTAGTGGTTTTAGTGGCATTAGCGGGTTTTCAGGTAGCGGCATAAGCGGCTATTCTGGGTTTAGCGGCTATTCTGGAATTTCTGGATACAGCGGTTCAGGCATTTCTGGATTTTCTGGATATAGCGGAAGCGGTATTTCTGGATTTAGTGGATTTTCTGGAATTTCTGGATACAGCGGTTATTCGGGCAGCGGCGTAAGCGGTTACTCTGGATACAGCGGGTTTTCAGGCTCTGGTGTGTCTGGCTATTCTGGATATAGTGGGTCTGGAATTAGCGGTTACAGCGGTTATTCTGGAATTTCTGGTTGGTCTGGTATCAGCGGATTTTCTGGATTTAGCGGTCAAAACGGTGGCGGCGGTGCTTTAGGTTTTTATGGCGCGTTTCAAGACGTTACAAACCAAACAGCATCAAGCACAACCACAGCTTACGTTGTCAACATTGGCGTGACTGATGAAGCCAACGGTGTGTCAATTGTTTCTGGCAACAGAATTACATTTGCAAACGCTGGAACGTATAACATTGAATATTCAATTCAATTTGTTAATTCCGATTCCAACAGCGATAACGTTGACGTATGGTTGCGTAAAAACGGCACAGACGTTGCAGACAGTAACAGCATTTACAACATTCCGGGCACTTCACACGGTGGTTCTGGCGCATTGATTGCGGCTGTAAATTACGTTTTGACCGTTGCGGCTGGCGATTATTTGCAATTGGCTTGGGCTGTTAACAGCACCACAATTTCAATTGCAACTGTTGCGGCTCAAACAGGTCCAACCGTACCAAGAACTCCGGGCGTTATTGTTACTGCAACGCAAGTCATGTATACCCAAAGTGGGTATAGTGGCATTAGCGGTTACAGCGGGTTTAGTGGAACAAACGGCACAAATGGCGCATCAGGAATTAGCGGTTATAGTGGTTATTCTGGAAGCGGAATTTCTGGTTATAGCGGTTATTCAGGATATAGCGGAAGTGGAATCAGTGGATACAGCGGCTATTCTGGCGCAACAAGTATTCCAATAAATTCTCAAACATCTGCTTATACATTGGTTGCTGGTGACAATGGAAAATGTATATCGATCACAACTGGCGGTGTAACTGTTCCCGCTTCTGTTTTTAGTTCTGGAAACGTTGTGACAATTTATAACAATTCCGCATCTAGTCAAACTATTACACAAGGAACAGGATTAACATTGCAATGGGCGGGACAAGCATCATCAACTACTGGAAATAGAACTATTGCGCTTTATGGTGTAGCAACAATATTGTACATTTCTGCAACTGTTGCTTTTATAAGTGGAGTTGGTTTGACATGAGTTCTTTTCAAATGTTGTTAGCTGAAGTGCCAAAATCGGTTTTTACTTTCAACATCGCTGGCGGCACAAACGTTAATTTGCGAAGTGCTGCTGTTTCTGCTGGTTGGAATGGTTCTTCAAAGGTTATTGCAACAGTTACAGCCAACATTGGCTCATCATCAACAGGCTCCCCAGCGCTGACAATTAACGGATCGTTTCCAAATGGTGTTTCGATGACAGTTAATTCTGGCATTTACATCACAGGTCGAGGCGGTAATGGTGGCGGTGGTGGCGTAGTATCTTGCGGCGTTTTTCCTAGTGGAAGTCCAGGCGCTGGTGGTGGTTTGTCTTTAAGTGTTTCATCTGCTATAACAATTATCAATAATGGCGTTATTGGTGGCGGC